TAATTGATGCTGATGCTGTAAATAGAAAAGTACAAAATGTTATACTAACTAGACAAAATAAAATAGATACAGGCAAAGGTTCATGGGAAGATAATAGAGAACTAATTACTATGTTACCTTTAAATGTTGTTGATATTAATAATCAAACTAGAATAGGTGATAAAATGGTTAATATTGACATGGCTAAATCTTCAGAAATATATAATAATTTCTTAAAGAAAAAAGCAGATACATTATATGCAGGTTCTAAATTAGATGAGTTTCAAAAACTATCTAATATTCAACAGCTTATTGAAAATGGAAATGCAACTTTAATTAATCAATTAAAAGCTGAACTTGTTTCAAGTCAACCTGAAAGTACTGAAGTAGAAACAACATCAACTAATAATACAGTTGCACCTGACAAAGTTGCAAATGAAATAGAAAAAAATAAACCTAAATCAAAACTTATTATTGTTGAGAATGGAATATCAAATGGAAATAGTGTTTTAACTTGGGAAAAAATTGAAGAAACAAAACAAGTTAAAAATTTAAAACCAGACCAAAAAGCTGCATATGATAAATGGAAAGCTAAACAATTATCAAAAAGTGATACTACAATAAATGATGGTGCTGATACAGTTTTTAGTAATATGGTAAATCAAATTGAAACTGATATTACAGGTAAGAAAAAAATAGCATCTAGAAAATAGGAGATAACTATGTCAAGTGAAACTCTAAGTTTTGAACAGGCAACTCCTCTCAACACAGAAGAACTTTCCAACACACAACCTGAAGAAGTAACAAGTGAATTAGATTTTTCACAAGCAGAGCCAGTTAAAGCTGAAGCTGTAGTTGAAGATACTATTACTGAAGGTATTGATTTTTCTCAAGGAGAAGAAATAAAAGTATCTAATTTAGAAAAATTAGAATATGCTTTTGATAAAAATACACAAATACTTGGTAACATATATCGTATAGGTAAAGCTAAAGTTCAAGATATATTTGATGAAGATAAATCTTTTAAAGATTATATTTTAGAAAATGAAGCATTAAGACAAAAAGATGTTGAAAAAGAACATTGGAAATTTGCTTCAGGTAAATATGATGATGATGGTATTGTTAAAGCAGGAGAGATAGCAACTCTTATTCTTGACCCTGGTTATATATTAGCATATGCTACTCCTTGGGGAAGAGCTGCTATGAAGAGTTATAAAATGGCATCTTTAATGGGTGGTTTAACTATTGGTGCTGATGTAGCTTTAAGAGATTTAGCTACTAAAGGTGAAATTGATTATGGTAAAGTAGGATTAGCAAGTACATTTGGTGCAGCCCTAGGTCCGATAACTCCTGTTGTTTCTAAAATATTTAAAAAATATGCACCACAAGCTACACAAAAACAAGTAGATGAAGTTGTAGAATATATAGATAATAAAATCGCTAAGAAAGAAAATATTACTGTACCTCAATTAAAAAATTTAAGAGCAGTAACAAATGATAAAGAAGTTGTATCAGCTAGTAAAAATTTAATTGAATGGTCTAATGCAAATTTTGTAGCACCTATATCAAAAGAAGTTTCTAAATTTAAAACATTAGAAAAAAATTTATTAGATAAAAGAAATTTATTAATTAAAATTAGAAGTTTAAAAGGTAGAAAAAAACCTAAGCCAAATGTTCCTGGTATGTTAAAACAGGAATCACTTGGTAAACAAATAATAAATATTAGAACTCAACTAAATGATGCTACTAAAGCATTAGAAAAAACTAAAGCAGAATTATACAAAGCACAACAACCTAAAATTAAAAAGTATGCTGAGTTAGTTGCTAAGAGAGATGGTTTAATATTAGAAAAATTAAAAGCAACAGAAAGTTCAGTAGACTGGGCTGTTAGAAGTTTAACATCAGTAGCAGTCAAACCTTTAGTAGGTGGAGCAACAGGATTAACTGCTGGTGTTTTATTTGGTGATGAAGATACTAAATTATTAAATTGGTTTACTGCTGGTGCTGTAATGGGTGCTACACAAAAATACATACAAGCTAGTAAAAAATTTACATTAGGTGATAAAAATAAAATATTAGGTATTATAGATAGTGAAGCTACTAAATATACTTTACAACAAATTAGAGCATTAACAGCATCTACATCTTCTACTAAATTAGAAGCTTATGGTGGAGCAACAGAACAAGTAGGTAAATTATTATTAGAAACAATTGATTCATCTGTTTCTCAAAAATCTGTTGTATCAAATGCTGATAGATTAACTAGAGAATGGACTAGTAAAGCATATGATTTAATTAATAAAGGTAATTATACTGAAGCTGAACAAGCTGCTGCAGTTTCTATTGTTAGAGGAAAACAGTTAACAAAAGATACACCTGCAAGAGTAGAAGAATTAGCTAAAGGAATAAAAGATTACTTAGATGGATTTAAAAAAGTTTATAATGATGCAGGGTTCTTTTCTAAAACAGAAATACAAGATTATTTTCCTAGAGTATTTAACTGGGAAAAAATAAATAGAGACCCTGAAGCTTTCCAAAAAGTATTAGAAGGTATATTTAAAAGTTTAAAATATAAAGACCCTAAGAAAGCTGCTGAAACTTATTTTGCAGGACATAGAAACAATACTGATTCTGTATTTAATAGAGAAATATTATCAGAAATATTTACTGGTAATAGAAAAATATCAGGTGCTACTAAAACTAAATATGGTAAAGAGTTTGTTTACACTCCTATTAGTGAACATATTTCACAAGAAAGAAGTTTAAATGGTCCTTATAAATTAGTAGAAGAAGTATTAGAAAAAAATAATTATTTAGTAAATGATGCTGCTAATATATTAACTAACATAGTTAATAAATCTATGAGGTCTATAGCTTTTACTAGACAGTTTGGAGAGAATGGACAATTATTAAAACCTTTCTTTGAACAAATAAAACAAAAATATGTTAACTCAGGTTTAAGTGTAGAAAAAGCAAATCAAGCTGCAGCTAAAGAAGGTAGTCTTGTTGCTGATACTATTGATGCATACTTTGATAGATATGGTCAACAAGTGGATGGTCTATGGAGGTCTAGTGCTGCAATTCTTTCTACTTTATCTAACTTAAATATGTTGGGTAGAGTAACAATATCATCATTAGGTGATATAGTTCAACCTTTTCAAAACTCAGCACAGTTTAGTTCATGGTTTAAAGCATTACCTATTGTAGGACAAAGAGGAATTAACACAGCATTTACTGTTAAAGGTGAAACAGGAATAGCAAAAGAATTAAACTTAGCTATAACAAATGAAATTAGACAAGGATTAATTAAACCATTAGGTATTGATGGTAGTAATGTTGTTACCAATGCTAATTGGATGGGTGAAACTGTTACTCAAAAAGTTAACAATTATGCATTTAAAGGATTAGGATTAGAATGGTTAACTGGATTTGCTAGAAGATTTGCTTATAATGTAGGTGCTGGTGATGCTTATGGGTTATCTAAAACTTTATCTAAAATGGTAAGCAATGGAGTATCATTAGATAAAGGTAAAGGTTTAAAAGTTGTACAAGATTTATCTAGATATAATATTAAACCTCAAACAGCTTTAGATATGGCTAAAACAAATTCTATTGAAGAAGCTATAAAAAATGCTAGATTTAAAAAAGCATTAAATAGTGCAGGTATTACAACATCAAACAGAGATGCATTAGTTCCTCAAATATCAAACAGATTATTATTTACACAAAGTCAAAATCCTTGGTCAAGATTAATGGGTCAGTTTATGTCGTGGGCTATGGCAAAATCGGCACAAACAAATAAAATTTTACAACGAATCGAAAATGGTAATACAAAAACTTTAATAAAAGTACTAGCAGCAATACCAGTTTATGGTGGTATCCAAGGACTAAGAGAGTTTGCTAAGTATGGAGAAGTAGTAACAGACTTTGGTCCTAATACTGAAAGATGGTTTGCTGAAGCATTTAGATTATCAGGACAACAAGGTTATTTATCTGATTTATTTATTAATAAAACTGTTGGACCAAGTTCAAGAGAACCTTGGTATCAGTTTGCTCCTGCTTTTCAAATTGCTAGAGGTGCAGGTGAAATTGTACAAGCAACTTTATTAGGTGATTTTGATAAAGCATTAAAAAAGTTTAGTAAAGACATAGCACCTTTTCCTGAATGGAGAAATTGGATTAGTAAATTATGGGGAGCAGAAACTGTTAGAGGTGATATGCCTATCAAAGGTCGTAAATTAACTCCACTTAAATTATCTACTGGTGATATTGCAACAGTAGGTATGTCTGGTTTAAATACTGAATTAAAACAAAATGAAAAACAAGAAATTGATTTAGTTTCTGAGAAGAGTGAAAAACAAGCACCAGTTAAAGAAATAATATTACCTAAGAAAAAACCTGTTGTTAAAGAACAAATAAATAGTTTAATACCTAAGTCAATGACAGTAGATACTACTACAGGTGAAGGTGCTAATATTTTACCTATTGATGAAACAAAAGTTAAAAAAGATTATAGTAAAATTTCTGATTTAGAACCTGCTAAAAAGAAATGGTTAATAGATACAGCACAAAAAGTTTATACTATTAATAAAGATGAAATTATACCTAGTGATATTATTTTAGCTATTAATAGTGGGGAGACTGGTTGGGGTTCATCTAGATTTTGGAAAGAAGGTAGTAATAATTTATTTAACTTTCAATCATTTAATGATAAAGAAGAATCAATAGCTGCTCAAAATAGTAAAGCTAAAATTAAAAAATTTAAAACACAAGAAGATTCTATCATTCAGTTTTTAGATTGGGTACAAACAAAACCTAGTTATGAGGGAGTAAGAAAAGAAATAAAACTTTACAATGAGGGTAAAGGAAGTAAAGAAAATATTATAAAAGCTATAGCTAAGACAGGATTTGCTGAAGATAAACAATGGAGTAATAAAATAACATCTATATTAAATAGTAGAATAGATGGTAAACATAAAAAAGAATTAGAAAGTTTTAGAGATTCATTGTAATTTGATAAAAAAAAATTTAATATAGGTGGTATGGTAGGAAAAGCTATAGCAAAAAAACTATCAAAAGCTGCAGTTAAAAGAGGTGATACAGCAATATCAACTACAGTAGGTACATATAAAAAAGTTAATAAAATATTTGATGATGCTAATGTTAAAACTGTACATGATTTTGGTTCTGGTTTAGGTTTAGGTTCAAAAGAATTTACAAATAAAATTGTAACTAATCATGAACCTTTTGTACCAGTAGAAAAAATTATTAAATCTAAAGGAAAAATTCCTGATTATAAAACAGCAGACGATGTTATATTTTCAGAAGGATTTGCTTCTAAAGATGGTGTTGTTAATGCTAATGTATTAAATGTAATTGAAGACCCTATGGAAAGAAGTAATGTTGTTAGACAAATATCACAATTAATAAGTGATAAAGGAATAGCTGTTATTACAACAAGAGGTAATGAAGTTACTAAAGCAGCCCAAGCTTCTAAGAATGCTACACCATTTAATGATGGATGGATATTTGGTAAGGGAGATAAGAAGACTTTTCAAAAAGGATATAGTCAAAAAGAATTAGAAGAATATATTAAAAGTATTTTAGGTGATAAATTTAAAGTAGAAAAAATACCTAGTAAATATAAAATAGGAACATCAGGAGTAATAATTAGAAAGAATAAATAATATGACACCAAGAAATAAAACAGATATGATTGTTATACATTGTTCAGCAACACCTGCTGATATGGATGTAGATGCAGCAAAGATTAAACATTGGCATACAGTTGATAATGGGTGGGATGATATTGGTTATCACTATGTAATTAAAAGAGATGGTACATTAGAGACTGGCAGAGAAGAACATAGAACAGGTTCTCATGCTAGACAAGTTAATGGTACATCAATAGGAATTTGTATGATAGGTGGCTCTGATAAATCAGGTGGTTGGGAAAATAATTTTAATAAAGAACAATTTGAAACACTAAAAGATATAGTAATTAAATTAAAAGATAAATATAATATAACAAAAATAATAGGACACTATGAAGTAGATGATGTTAAGAAGTGTCCTTCATTTGATGTAAAAGAATGGAGAGAAAACAATGTGGTTTAGTGCAATTAAACTAGCAGTCAATGCTGGTTCTCATATATATAAAAAGAAACAAGAAACAAAAATGATGATGGCTAATGCTCAAGCTAAACACGCAGAGAAGATGGCTGCTGGAGAGATAGAGTATAGTGGTAAGTTATTAGAAGCAAGACAATCGGACTGGAAAGACGAAGCAGTTTTAATAATTTTAACTTTGCCAATTTTGGTGATTGCTTGGGGAGTCTTCAGCGATGACCCAAACGCATCTCAAAAAATTAAAGAGTTCTTTGAACAATTCCAACAGCTTCCCAGTTGGTTCACAAATTTGTGGATTTTAGTTGTTGCAAGTATTTATGGTATTAAAGGTACACAAATATTTAAAGGTGGTAAAAAATAAATGATTGATAACTTTTTTTATAAAGCTTGTGGTTTAATAGATAATTTATTTTCATGGTTAGAAACTTATTCAATTAAATTTACTACTTGGTTATGGCACTCAAGAGTAAACATACTACGAAAGAAAAGACAAAATGAGAGACACAAAACTTCTAGAAGAATTTAAAAAAAAGGTTGAAAGAAAACTTAAAGAGATGAACATATTTAAGAACCTTAGAAAAGAAGTAGAGACTGGTGCTAATGGTACTCAGTCATATATAATAAAAGAAGGTGTTAACAAAGGTAAAAAAGCAACTAAATAATATGGAATGTAGTTATGAATTATTATTTTACAGGTTTATTAATCTTAGCTTTTGTATTGTTAGCATTATTTGGAGGACCTAATATATGAAAATATCTGAAAATACATCAGTAAGTATGCCAGTTAAAAATATGATAGGAATTGTAGTAGGAGTAGCTATGGGTGTATTTGCATATACAGAAGTTACTGCTAGACTTACCAGTTTAGAAACATCAAGAGAATTATTTCAAGCAGACTTACTAAAAAAGTCAGAGCAAAAACCAACTGACCAGGAACAATTTATGTTGATTGAAAGTTTGTTTGAAGATGTAGAAAAATTAATTGAGAATCAAGAACAAAATATGACTAACAAAGTTAATATAGAATTTTTAAAAACTCAATTAGAAAAAGCATTAACAGATGTAGAAGAACTAAAAGATAAGGTAAGAGCAAATGGAAACAGTCATTAGTACAGTAGTAGCATTATGTATGTTTATAGCAGGGGAATTAACTGAACACAGAATACAACCTGCGATGAGTGATTGTTTAAAAGGAAAAAGAGTAGCTGAGAGAACAGCTAATACTAATATAGAATATAAATGTGGGAAAGTAAAAGTTGAACTTGAAGAAAATATAGATGGTTCTAAAGCAATTAAAAAAATAATAGAGGAATAAAGATGAAAAAAAATTGTAATAAATGTAAAAAAGAATTTGAACCTAAGGAAGAACTAGATATGTTTTGTAGTCAACAATGTAAGGAAGAAGCTTTAGCTGATTTAGATAGAGATAGTGATGAGTGTTTATCTTGTCAATAAGAAAATAAAATTATGACAGCAGCAAAAATTTATGTATTAACAATATTATTATGTTCGGTAGGACAACCTAAATGTATTGTTCCACAAGTTATTACTGAACATAAAACTCATTATGAATGTGTTAAACATGGGATGGGTGATGGTTATGAAATTTTATTTGGAAGTGATTTAACTAAACAACAAATTAATGATAGTAAACTTTATATTAAATTTAGTTGTGTTGTTAAAGATATAGTTGAATCCTAAGAATGAAAAACATCTGAAGCTATTTTTTCTAAGTCTTCAGTTAACATATTAAACTTAGCATCACATTCTTTTAATAATGCTTTGATAACTCCAGCATTTTCTTTTTTAAAATGAAGATGTATTTTATCTAAAGGATACTTAGATAACTCTGTAATAAATTGTCCTTGATTATTAATAATTAATTTAAAGCCCATCAAGTGTGCTTCTTTTCTTTTAACTCTTTTCTTTTGTTTAAGTTTTCGATTGGTTTTCATGCTTCTCTTTCAATAAGTCAACAAGAAAATCATCATCATTCTTCTCGCTTCTAAGTTTAGTTATAGGATTAGTACCTTCTTTATAAGTTTCAATAGTTCTAATTCTAACAGGATTAGTCATGAATACAGGAAACTTAGGATTATCTAAAGATTTAACCATAAAGAAACCATCTTCAGCAACACCAAATGTTTCTACTCTTTTAATGTCTATATCATCTGAACCTATTAAACAAATTCTTAAATTATAAATTTCTTTTTTTTCAGGTGGTTTAATATTCTTACCATTTAATCCTACTATATTATTTGTCATTAATAATTTCCTTATTATGTATTTCTTCTATAACAACAGGTGCAACTTCTCCTTGTTGTCCATCATCATCAGCTAAACTATCTACACTTTCAGTATACATTTCATTTAACTTTTCATTGTTTCTTGTTATCTTTAATTTAAGATGGTCTTTCAAAGCATCAATCTTAACATGAAGAATTTTATCTAAGTGTCTGTTAATACCATACATAGGTAAATCATTTAATGCTGATATAATTCTACGAAAACCTCTTGCTCTTTTTTCTAATTGTGTTATTTGTGATTCGTTAGTCATAGTCTCTCTCCAATATCATTTCTAAATAGTGAATTGCTTTTTCTATATCTTTTTGTTTTCCTTTTTTAGAGTGTCTACAAATATATTTAATTGCATTACCTTCAGCAAATAATAATTGATTTTCATTTATAAACTGAGCAGGTTGAATCTTCATATCTTTGTAGTGGTCTCCATCAACTTGCTTATCTAAGCTATCATAAGCAACTCCTTTAAACATTTCTTTGCTTGGCATTATAATATATTATCCTGTCTTCTTAATTGTTTTTCTGTTGGTTGTAACATAGCATTTAAATCATCTATTGTCAACTCTGGATTTCTTTTTAGTTTCTTTACTATCCATTTGTAAGACCAAGGTTGTAGTCTACATTGTTGTTGTCTATCATAGTAGTGAGTTTGATTAGGAATAAAATCAAATACATTTTTATAATTAATTTTACTAGCTTCATCTTTAGATAACAAAGACTGTAGCCACTCAACAAGTATATGTCTTGCTTTTCTTCTTATAGGTTTCATTTGTTTACTGTTCATTTTCTTTCTTTCCATGACAAACTTCATATGAAGCATTACAATTTTTACAACTATAATTACTTACAAATAAATATTCATCATTATCATATACATCTTCAGCATCAAAGTCATTACCCCAAAGAACATCACCATTACAAATAAAACATTTCATTATTTTAATTCCTTAAAATTAGTATCTCTATCAAAATATTTATACTCTACTATGATAGGTTCAAATATTTCTAAACATTCTAGTACATCTGTCTTCTTAAATTCTTTACAAGAATAAACATCTAACTGTACTAATGCAGGTTGTTGTTCATCCCATGTATGAATACCAATGTGTGAAGTATCTATAATAGCAACACCACTTAATCCTTTATTACCTTTCTTAGTAACTCTAGATGAATAAGGTCCTGCTAATATATTCATATCTATTTTATTAATTAATTTTTTCATCCAAGCAACTGTATCTTCTTCAGTAGCTAAAGGTTTCTTTACCTCTGCTCTAATTAGAAGGTGCTTGTGTATCAGTTCTTTTTCCATAGTTTTCTAATTGTTCCTTATATTGATTTGTAATTTCATCTACATTAGGTTCTTTAACAACTTCAGCTAACATAACATTCTTATTAGAATATTTAAATACTCTTAAACCTTTACCACCATTAGCATCAGAATGACATTCCCATTTGTGTGGACAAAACATACAACCAGTAGCTAAAGTTTTGTTACCATTCTTTTCTGTTTTATATTCATAACATTTTTTTGGAGGAGTGTCTTGTTCTAAAGCAGTATTTAAATTTTTAATTAAAGATTTAACATTTGGTTTAGCCATATCATCTGGTTTGTAAAAACAAATATCACCAGAAGATTTATCAACAACAAGAAAGCCACCTGCTTTTGTATCACAACCTTCTTCATATGCTGCTAATTGTGCATGATAACCAAAAGGGTCATCACCAACTATCTCACCTGATTGAAATTTTTTAAAACTAAAAGGTGATGCTGATTTAACATCACATACTTCACCATCAATGATACTGTCTATGTGTCCTGATACTCCTGACACTTCAACTTTTCTTTGTTGGTCTTTGATAGTATGTCCTGCTAACTCTGCTAAATATAAAACTAAATGTTCAATGATATGACCATATAAAAATTTTAAATTTAATCCTGTGTCTTCATTCTTTCTATCTTTAGGACTATGTTTATCATACCATAGTTGTCTTGCAGGTTTACCAATAGAAGACATCCTAAGTTTACCTTCATACTTTTCTGCTTTTACTTGAGAAGTATTCCAAGCTAGAACAGCTTCTTTAATATTATTAAGAAAAACATTTAAGTTTTCCTCTGTCATGTTGGCAGGTTTACCAGTAGATATATCAGAAATCAATTGCTTGATGTCTGTTGCTATCGTACTAATGTGTTTCTGACCAGTTGTTTCCGATTTTATATTCGCCATTTAGTGGACACCTTACATTTAATTGTTTACCTGCATCTATAATTGATTGTACTGCTAGTCTTCCAAACTCTTCGGCTCTACTTTCTTCAACCTCGTATTGAAATTCATCATGTACATTAACAACTGGAAATGCTTTGATTCGTTTATTTATAACATATTGTTCTAGTATTGTCAACGCATACTTCATAACAATAGCACCTGCTCCTTGCAACAAAGTATTCAATGCTGCATGAGGATGTCTTATAATTATTTTTCTTTGGTCGAGTCCTCTGACCCATCTTCGTTGAGCCACTCGTTCCACTTTTTCTCGTAAGCTTCTAAGACTTGGTGTTGCTCTAAGAAATTTTTCTTTAGTTCTTTCTCCATCTCTTTCCGAACCTCCAATGATACTTCCGATTTTTTTTGAACCTGCTCCATAGATAAATGCGTAGATAAAAGTCTTCGCCTTATCTCTTGATTCCAAACCAGCAGCATTTTGATTTGCTGTGTGTATATCTCCATTAACGACTTCATGTATATAATCCTTATCATTCATGTAGTGTGCTAACATCCTTAACTCAAGACCAGATGCATCCACTCCTACTAGTTTATAACCTTTGTTTACTGTCCATAATGCCCTACATTCTTTACCATATGGAGAGTACACAGCAGGAATCTGAGCCATGTTGGGCGACTGGTGACTCATTCTTCCTGTTATAGTGCCATTAGTAATGACCTTGCCATGTACTCTACCATCTTCCTTAATAGCTTCTATCCAAGAATTTACTTGAGCAATTCTTTTCTGTAGCATTAAGTATCTGTTTATTAATTTAGCTTCAGGAATATTATGTATCTCAGATAATACTTTCTCATCAACAATGATATGTCCTTTATCAGTTTTCTTTTTTGGTTTCCATCCAAGCATAACTAATCGTTCAGCAATCTGTTGCCTTGAACCTAAATTAAATTCTTTGTATTTAACTTTAGTGAAAGGTACACCCTTCACATAACCTCTTGCTTTGTTATTAGACTTAGGTATAAACTCTTCTTCTATTTTTAATGGAGGAAAAGTTTCTCTAACTTTAGAAGTTAAGTTATTCATATCTTCTTGAAACTTAGATTGTAATTCATATGCTTCAACAACATTAATTTTAAATCCTCTTTCATGTTGTTTCTGAATTATTTGTGCAACCTTATGTTCCAATTCAATTGACATACCAAAGTCTTTTGTTTTGTTAATTAAAAATTTATAAAGTCTTTCAGTTAGTTCAACATCATTTCTACAATAAGTTAACATATCTTCAGAGAAGAAATCAAACTGTTCAAAATGTATTTTGTTTTGACCTAACTTAGTACCCCAATTTTTTAATGAGTGTCCACCTTCTATCATAGGATTTAATAATCTAGATAAAACTAAAGTGTCAGTTACTTTACAATTAGCAAATACATCATAACCAAAAATAGTATTGACTACTGGTATATCAAATCCAATTATATTATGACCTATAACTTCTTCAGTTTGCTTTATTAATTCAGCAAACCTATGTAACCTATCCTCTTTAAACTGATAATAAGTATCGCCATGTTTACAAACAATACACCATATCTTATCAGCAGTCATGGTTGTTTCTATATCAAATACAACTTTATTAAAAGTCATCAGACTTTACCTCATTAAGTCTACCAGTATCTATATCATATTTTAAATCACAACAAGGACCTGTAATACCAGAGAATCTATTCTTTAATACTCGTATCCTAGTGGTGTTCCTAATATCAGGGTCATCGTTCTGTGCATCTCTCTCAAGCCCAATAACCATGTCACTTAGCTGACCTATACTAGCCGAACCTCTTAATTGTGATAGTGAAGTTGATGCTCCCTCTTCATGACCCTTACCTTCAGGTCTTCTAAGGTGCGATACAACTATCATAGATACCCCTGTCTCTTGAACAAGTGTTCTAAGTCTAGTCATAATTTCATCCAATGCTCTTCTCTCATCACCATGTTGTTGGTCGGATACAATAATACTTATATGGTCAATCACTATGTATTTACAGTCTTGACCTTTAGCTAAGAACCTAACTCTTGAAACAATATTATCAATAGAGTTAGAACCAAAATGGTCAAACATAAATACTCTACCAGTACCTACTGTTGCTTTAAAGTAAGTTGTCATTTCTTCTTTACTTACATGAACATCTGGTAAGTGTAATCTTTGATTAGCTTCAACACTCATCAAACCTTTTGAAGTTATGACTGGTGTTTCTTCTAACATTAACAAACCAATATTATCTTCAGTTGATTTTATAATGTGATGTACTACTTCTCTCATTACTTGTGTCTTACCTAGTCCAGACCCTGCTGTAAATGTAACTAACTCTGAAGGTCTTAGACCATATGTAATTTTATTTAATCCTTCAAAAGGATATTGAACAAATGATTTTGTTACTGGTTTAAGTACATCATCTAATAATGTACTAGCATTTATAATTCCATCAGGTGCAAACTTCTTAGCATCCCAAAATGTTTTATTATATATTTGTATTTTGTTTTGAGTTAAACAATCTGAAGCATCTTTTAATCCTTCAGGTAAATGCATTATCTTACATTTTCCTGGAGAGAATAATTCTGCAACTTTCATTGCACCTTCTCTACCTTGTGGGTCATTATCAAAATTTATAATAACATTATCAAAATTATTTTCTAACCACTCTAAACTATTTTTAATATCTTTTACTGCTGAAGATATTCCATTCTTAATACTTACAACTGGAGTGTGGTATGTTCCTTTCAACATCATCTGATAAGATGATAGAGCATCCAACTCTCCCTCTGTAATTATACAATATTTATTTTTAGAAAAAAGATGTTGACCAAACAAGCCAGAATCTTTTGTGTTACCTTGTATACTAAATTCTTTTAACTTAGTATACCTAGTCTTAGTTGCAATCTTTGCACCTTGAGTATCATGATAAGGATAATAATGACTAATGATATTACCCATGTTATCCATCTTAACTGTAACACCAAACTTTTTACAGGTGTCTTCAGAAATATTTCTATCTATAATTTCTGCATAGTTAGAATCTTTCATGAAGTCTTTTACTTCATATTCGTTTTTAGTTTGTGGTATTGTTGGTTGTATTTCCATATCGTATTCCTTTATAAATTCTTGACATGAAAAACAATAAGCTGAGTTGTCTGCGTTAACAGATACTGCGTCACTACTTGAACATAGTGGACAGGGTAAGTGGTATTTTACAAAACCTTTTTTATTTATTTCTTCCATTGTCGCCCTTAGTTAATTTTAATTGAGTCCAAAAAAAAGGAGTGGCAATTTCTCGCCACCCCCTCGGAGTAAGAAAAAATGAAAAATAAATTTCATTTCAACAGTTGGATAGTACTAAAAATCATCCTTGATGTCAACACCACCTGAAGAATTTTCAACATCAAAATCTTCTTTAGGTGTATACTCGATTAAGTCAATGACTTGTACAGCTTGTAAGTCTAAACCCATTCCCTTCTTACCTTTGAAGTTCCATTCGTATGGTTTGTACATTACTTTAACTTTACTTCCATTACCTACTATTTTATCTAGTGGATTCTTAGAAGCATCTACTAATTGTGGTTGAGTATTCTTATCACCATTAGCTTTCTGTACTTTTCTTTTGAATCTTACTATATTAGGAATAGTCTTTTCATCTACAGTAGTTTCACCAAGTGCTATACCTTGTTCTTTAAGTTCATTAGCTGACTTGTCGTCTACTGCTAAATCAATTCTCCACATAGGTTCAAACTTTTCGTTTGGTCGTGTCAGAGAAGCCCAGTAAGCTGTGCCTTCAATTATTGCCATATGTATTTCCTTTGTTATAATTGTTAATTGTTATTGTTTTAATATCAAATTTAATCATCGTTGTCAACACTTGGTTCATCTTTTTTTTCAAGCATTTCCTCTATCTTTTTATCGATGTTTAATTTAATAGTTTGTTTCTTGTTCAGCTTTTCCTGAAGTTCACCTATCTTAGAACCCATAGATTGAATATCAGAATTAGCCTGTTCTAATTGTATTAGAATCTTTTTAATCTTGCTATCCTTTTGAATAATAATATCATTCAATTCCTGTTTCTCTTTTGTTAAATCAGATATTGTAGATTTATATTCTGTTAGTAAAGCTTTTTCAGTCATGTTTATATTGAGTAACATCCTTCATTAAATAATTCTACTATTGGAATTACTACACATTTAGATGCTCTATAATCTCCTATGTTTTTAGTGTGTGTCTTTTTATATTTCTTAACTATCTTCTTTAGTCTTGATACTCTGAACACTAGCATACAATGTTCTTTACCACTAAGTTCTAGTATATGAAACCACCATTTAGATTCTGTCTTATCAATACCAGATGGTTTATTTCTATACTCATACTCAATAGCAATATTGCCTGTCTTTCTCCACCAACTCCTTTCAGTTTTAATTTCTACCTTACTTCCTTTAAGTAAGTCAGCTACTCTTTTCTCTCTTATTTGTCCATACTCTAAGTCTAAATCAAACTTAGTATTTTTTCCTGTTGACATTAATATTGTTCCTGTTGATGAAAGCTACAAATATAATGAGTTAAAAATTTATGAATGTTTTTATTCTTAAATAGTTTTTTTGCATTAGCTTTGTGTAATTGTTTAAACTTTCTGATTATAAATGTAGGTTCTAAATTTGCGTAATCGCATATCTCACAGAAATGTGAGTCTGTTTTTGAAAACCAAGCCCTAGCTTCTTGTATTATTTCTTTTCTTCTATTACCCCAT